GTCAGCTTCTCGGCTGCGGTGATCTGGTTGAGTTTGCCGGTGAGGAACGCCAGCTTCTCGGCCCGAGTCTTGGTGGCCATGCCGGAAAGCTCGTCGGCCGTCAGGTAGGTCTTGGCAACGCGCTTCAGGAGGTCGCGGGTCTTCTGGGATCGGTATCGAGGGTCCTCGGTGATACCGGCGTTGATCAGCCGCTGGAGACGGTCGCTCGCGGTTGTCGGACCCGTCTTGGTCTTCACGTCCAAGAAGTTATTCAACACGCGCTGGCGGGCCAGCTGCACCTGAGACCCCACGTTGGCTGTAACCATCTGCATCACGCGGGCCTTGGCTTCCGGAGACGCTCCGGCTAGGTCCATGACGCGTTCAATCGCGGCCAGCTGCTCGCCGATCACGCGACTCATCTCGGCGTTGGGCTGTTGAACCAGGCGCGCCAGGTCGATCTTGGCGGGCGCCGGCGGGGCAACTTTCTTCGGCCCGAACTGCGTTCCCTTGAATCGGCCGCGAATCACGTCCTGGGCGAGCTTCAGGGTGGTCGGCGAGTAGTTCAGGAACCCATCACGAATCGTGCGCCAGTGAGCGTACTGCGGCAGGTCGAGGCCCCTCTCAATCGCCTCTGGATCCGGATCCTCGCCGGCAGCCATGGCGTCACGATACTGCGCCAGGAGTTCTTCATTGCCAGCGGCGTCGGCCATCATGGCCTTCCATCCGGCGTTGAACTCGGCTTCTTTGACAGCGTCCTCAGTAGCCTTCTGCACCTTGGCCTGCGTGGCCGGTCGGGTCATTAGCCCCAGGCGTTCGTCGGGAGTGAGCTTGCGATTTGCAGGTTTGGCCGGCTCGGTGACGCCAAGCGCCAGTGCGTTCTCGATGATCTGCTCGATGGCTTCATCCTCAAGTGCGCGTTGCTCTTTTGCCTTCTGGGTGGGTGCCTTCTTGGTCTTCAGGCGCGCCTGGACAGCGCGGTACACGCGACCGCCGGTGTCGGCCAGTGCCAAGACTCCAAACCGATTCAGCATCTCCTGTAGGTCAGGCTTCTCGCCAACGATCTTTTGAATCTCGGTTTCGGTGAACTGTCCACGGAACTCGGTGATGATCTTGTCCATCACGCCCTTGACGCTCTCGCCGTTGAAGTTGTCGTAGATGGCTGATGTCAGGAATCCGCGCACGTTGCGAGCCAGGGCGACGAAATCCTTCACCGAAGCCTTCAAGCTCGCCAGGTTGCGGCCGAACTCGGATGCCTCAGACTGACCGATCAGGTAGAGTTCATCGCGGGTCTCGGGGCTGAACGCCTCGGAGATTCCAAAGTGGTTTCGCAACGAATTGATCAACTCTGCCACAGTATCGCTGCGGCCTTCCGCTTTGGCCTTGGCGATCTTGTCTTTGGCAATACGGACCAACTCCCGTCCAGCAGCCTCCTGGTCTACTCCGTCGACAGGGGCGAACAGGTTATCGGCTACTTGCCGGAACTTCACACCTGCTTCGTTGAACGCTTCGACTGCCAGCTGGATGCCAGCATTACGAACTTCAGGGGTAAGTGCCCGACGCCCAGCCACGACATCCTCAAAGCCGCCACGCTTGGTAGTGACCGGTTCACTCGGCGTGCTGTAGATCATGCCAAAGTCGGTGGTCGCACGCTCAGGCAGGCTGGAGACATCAGCGATAACCTCGGGCGTAGGCTCAGTTGTCGATCCTTGAGCTTGGTCCCAGGCGTACTGCAATGCCGGACTGAGCTTTAGGCGCAGACTGGTCGCCCACTGAGACGCGCTCTGGATTCCTGCGCGGATCGCGACGGAAGCGAGCCTGGTAAGGGCTTCGAGAACCCGGCGCGCTGACTCCTCGGGCGTCGGCCCTTCGGTGATTCCAGCCTTCGGAGTGATGGACTCTACCAGCTGGGCAATCGCGTCCGAGGCTTCGGCGACGGCGGAACCAAGATCCATCTGCGTCTGCGCCTTCTCCTGGGCGGCCTTGGCTTCAGCAGCGGCGCGGGCAGCGGCTTGGGTTTTTTGTTTACGGGCCTCCAGGTCAACCCCCTGCTCTCCAACCAATGCGAAGTCTTCGGCCTGCGTGCTGGAGATTAGGTCGCCTTGGTTTTCCCCAGCTGCGAGGCGAGGTTTACGCTCTGGGGCAGTGGGTTCTTTTACCGGTGCAGCGGCCTGAGTGTACGCGTCGATATTGATCTCAATGCCGTCAGGGATGTTGATCTGACCGTAGGTTTCCCCACCGTCAGCGGTCGCATCCATGGTATCCGGATCGACGTCGGTGATCGTGAGCTCTGAGCCACCAACGGTGATCTTGTCACCCACCGCCAGGTTGCTGGTGTTGATCGCAACGGGACCGCCCTCCTGGATAGCGGCATCGAACGCTTGGATCTTTCGACGTTGCTGAACCTCGGCAGCAAGCTCGCGCATCTGGGGAAGCAGAGCGGCGCGGTCGGCCTCGGAGTTCTGCTCAGGGTTTCCACCAAGCTGTTGGATAGCCCGCTTCTTAATGGTGGCAAGGGCCTTCTGGCGGGCCATTTTGGCCGCGATCGAACCTTTGTCCTGGACGTTTCCAACAAACACTGGGCTCAGGAGCGCAGGATCCTCGATCAGTCCAAGGTCAGGCGCGATGTCGGTCGCCAGGCGGTCGAACTCCTGGGCGTCTTGGCGCACCTGGGAGACTTTACGCTCAGGTTTGGCGGCGGGCGCGGTGACAACCGGCGCAGCTGGGGGAGTAGGTGGCTGCTCTTGTTTGATCAGGTCTTTCTTGTCGGCTTCGTCAGCATTGCCTTCTGAGAACGAATCATCCTCAAAGTTCCAGTTCTGGATGCTCGCAGCGGTCGTCGGGAGTTCGCCGTGAACGATCGCGCCCATGTCAGCCATGCGAGACCCAACCCGTTGGGCCAGCTGTCGATCGAACGGAATGTTGTCAGCGAAGAGCCATTGCATCTGCGCGGTGCCCTTGAGGCCGTACCGTGCGGAACGCAGTGATACCTGCTCAACCTGGGTGGCGGTCCACGGCAGGTTGACGTTGATTTGGGTTGTTTGGTGATTTCCAACTTTGTCGTGCAACGACAGGCCGGTTCCACCTTTGGCCATGGTGGCGACCAGGACCATCGGCTTGTTCCCGCGCCAGCGATCGAGGTTCTTCTGAGCTTTGGCAGGCGTGACGGAGCCAGTGAAGATTGCGACGTTGTCCTCGCCAAACCTAGCCTTCACGGCGTCTTCAGCGGACGGAATCTCGATCACTGAGATGCCGGTCTCTTCCATGAACGACGCCAGTACGTCGGTGATCCCCATCGGTGGGAGCCCGAATTCCGATCGGCTCGGGCCGCGCTCATTCATTTGGCGCGCCAGGTCCATCTCTCGGCGCCATTGGTCTTCAAGATCGAGCAACCTCGGGATGTCGATCTTCCGTTCCGCTTTGGTCTCAACAAAAATGATGGGCCAGCGCCCAGCCTTGAGCGCGTTACTGGCCTCGTTGATAGCGATGTCGATCTTGGACGCCTCCAGGATGCGCTTCTGGAAATTCTTGATCCATGCCTTGGAGAATCCTGCGAGGGCGCTCTTGTTTTCTTCGACAGCGTTCTCGAATGCCCTGTAGATCCGGGTGTACTCTTCGTTCGCGTTGACTTTGACCAGGCGCGAATCCACCTGGTTCTGGGGAAGGCGTGTTTTGCGGGCCGTGAAAATACCTTCCTTTTTGAAGAAGTTGCGTGCAGCCACCTGGTCGGCGTCACTGGTGTTAGTCCGCTTCCAAACGAGGATTGTGTCATCCCCGCTCTTCACCTTTGTCGCTCCGTAAGCCAAAGCGAAGTCTCGAAATCCTCCGAACGGTTCAAAGATCCCCGTGTTGGCCAGGTAGGCAGCCTGGACCGGGTTTTCAAACGGGGTCGCAGTAGAGAGGACGGGAAACTTGGTTTGCTTGATCCATTCCTGCGCCTTCTTGGCCTGTTCGGATCCTTCACCGGACAAGTTCTTGATTGCGTGCGCTTCGTCGAAGATCAACACGTCAGACGCTTCTGCGGGGCGGTCCTTCATCTCCGCATAGGTGATGAAGTTCACGTCGCCGATGTCGTAGTTCTTCAGGTCCTGCTTGATCTGGGTGATCAACTCCTTACGCAGTGTGACGTAGGTGATCTTCTTGGCGCCCGAGCGGCGAAGCTCTCGGATCGCCGCGCCCAACACGAACGTCTTACCCGTGCCCGGGGCGCTGGAGAGCATGAATAGCGGTCGCCCCTGACGATACGCTTGGACCATCAGCGCCACGTCTTCGATCTGCTCGTCGATCACGATGCTGGGAATGCCGAAAGCCTCCCCTTGGCGCATTAACTGTTGGGTATCTTCACCGACATAGTTCCCAACACCTCCATCAAGTCCGCTTCGGTCGGGCCGGTTGTCAGCATCCGCTCGGAGTTTTCGGAGGCCAGAATCGGCGACGTAAGCTGGTCGGCCACTTGCTGGTCCGACAGCAGCTGTTGCAGCAGGTCGCGCTCGCTCGATGAACTTCCCAAGCCCGTCGGGAGAGATTCTCCAGGAGCGGTCGGCTGCCGCATACCGGCCTCCGAACTCATTGATGTCGTTGCGCCAGTCGAAGGTGCGTCCGGATAACGCAATCTTGCCGTCTTTCTGGACAGTTGCGGTGATGCCAAGGTTTTTGAGGAGAGCTTGGTTTTCATCGGAAATGGTTGAAGGGGCCGGAGCGACAGGTGCGGGCGGAGTGGGTGTGGGAGCGGGTGCCGGGGTGGGTTTAACCGGAGCCTGAGTTACCGTAACCGCACCTGGGGTTAGGACGACAGTGCGTGTTGGAGGGGTGGGTGCTGGCGAAGGAGCGGGCGCGACAGGTGCAGGAGCAGGCTTGGGCGCGACCGGCGCAGGAACCAGTGCGGCTCGCAAGGCTTTGATGGTCCCAACGGGATCTACCTTTAAGCCGCTGTTAACACCGCTCATCTGGCCACTATCCATCCGCCTTCCGATTTCAGATTGAGCGAACCTTTCTGGGGTTAGGCGGCCTCGTTCTGCTTGGAATTGAAGGGCCTCCAAGTCGAAGTCCGCGTCTTCGTATGAGAGCGGACTTAATCCGTAATTTGGAGCCTCCGTGATCGTGTATCGGAAATCAGGCGCCGCCTTGAACGGAGTCGCCTCCTGTGGCGCAGCTGGCGTTTCTGTGGGCGCGGCCGGCACCTCAGCCGCCACCGCAGCCACCCCCGGCTTAGCCCATCCAGTCGTTTCATCGAACTCAAACCCAGCCTGCTCCAGTTGTCGAACGCGGCCGGCGAGTTCCTCGAAACGAGTCAGCTGCTCATCGTTCAGGATGTCGTACACCGAACTGCCTTGGGCTGCATCGAGGATATCGTTGTACTCCTGCGTTTCCTCGATCGTCAGCGGCTGGATTTCCGCTTGGGCTTCGGCCCCTGCTCCTTCGGCAGGCCTCCCTCCTTGATCCACTTCTGGCAGTCCCACTTCGACTTCGGGTTGCGGCTCTTCTCCGCGAAGCAGGCCTTCATCTGTGATTTGTTCTTGAACGGCATCTGGTGTGGTAGTTGGGGTTTCGGTAGGTGCGGTCTCTTCTTCAAGGACCATCTCCGGCAAAACGATCTCTTCTTCAGGCGGTACAACAGTCGCACCTGGAGGAGTGACGCGGAAAGGCCCAGACGGAGCACCGCCGGAGTTGATTCCGTCGAGGGTGGCTGTGGCGTTGGGGAGCGGAATGTTAGGATCGCCACCGATCGCGGCGACTCCGGCCGCCTGACGGTCGATGATCTCCTGAAGGCGCTGGCCTCCGGGTGCAGGCCCTTCGACAAGGCGCTGCTCCTGAATCCGACTCAATCTCCGGCCGCGAGCCAGTTTTCCAAATCCACCGATCGTTCCACCAACCAGCGCGCCGACACCTCCACCAACGGTTCCGGACTCGTACAAGCCTTCTCCAATTTGCTGCTCCGGATTGTAGACCTCCTTGGCAACCAGGTTGCTCAACAGCTGTTCAGATGTTTCCTGCGCCGCTTCCTCAAGCCCGGTTCGGAGAGTCTCACGGACAACACGTTTCCCGGCCTGACCCGTAAAGGCGCGACCAAGTGCAGGCACAGCTCCAATGGCTCGCTCTGTAAGCGCTCCGATTGGTGCGGTGTAAATGACTGCTTGGGCCTGCTTGACAGGTTTTTCCGCCCTAAGGCGATCGGCTTCGGCCGCGTCACCTTTAGCCAACGCATCAGCGATGCGCACGTCGTAAACTTGGCCGGCACGTTGCGCCTGATCTTCGCCGGCGCTGAATCCGTATGTGAGTGGTCCAATTCCAGGGATGGCCGATACAGGCAGCGATCCAACACCGCTCGCCAACTGGGTGAGATAATCATCCTGGCGCAGGGGGTTAATCGGGAACGCTTCCTCTGCTCCACGTTGAAGCGCCTGACCTATCTGAAACGTAGGACTGGCTTCTAGTTCAGCGGCCCGCGCCTGGAGAACCTCGGGCGGCACTTCCTTCGTTCGCTTCTGCCAATCAGCAAGCCTGCGCTCGTAGGCCGCCATCCCGGCAGGACTTTCGGCTTGCGCTGCGGTAATCACCGGAGCCGGCTCTTCGAGGCCTGCACGCGTCAATCCCATCATGGCGCCGCCAACCATGCGGCCACCTTCCCGCATCATCGCGGATCCGGCGGCCGGCAGCGCGCCTTGCCGAAGGGTTTGCGAGAACTCCAACAGTTGGTTTTCGCCGATCCGGTCATCAACCTCAACCAGACCAACCCCTTCGATGTCAACGATGCGTGGCATAGGTTACTTTAGTGGCGCGTATCCTGCACCAAACGGAGCGTTCGGGTCATAGAAAATTCGTCCGACTGGAGCGGCATTTGTGCCTGCGGCAGCGGGCGCCCCGAGCCTTGAAAGCCGTTCCGCAAGCTGCTGCGGGGTGAGCTTAACCGTCAGGTCGCCTTCATCGGTTTGGATTTTCATCGTGCCTGGGTACTCAACCTTTGGAGCCTTCTGCTCTACAACCTTCTTCGGCTTGCCGTACCGCTGCCCGAATACGGTCCGAATGTCCATGTCCATGTTGCCTTGGTAGGCTTTCCTGCTTGCAGCTGGCTTCCCAGCGGCCTCCAACTCGGCGAGCATTTCTGAATCGTTAGCCCCGGTTCCTGTAATGGTGGGTTCAAGGTCTTCAGGAATGGGTGCCCACCCCTGCGACGCCATGATGCCAGGCATTTTCAGCCGGGTATCGGACACGGATACCAAACCCTCGGCGCGCCCCTGGTTGAACGCTGGCCGCTTCATTAGCTCCTCTGGAATCTCCAACTTGTCGCCAAAGCCTGACGCCTGCTGGAGAATGGTGGCTTTACCGGCAGCGGCTGCTAGCGCGTCCAGATCCTTGATGCTTTTGGCGTTCTTGGCTGACTTGACCAGATCAATCGTCACCCCGTCTGCCTCATAGGCAAGACCCTCGCCAAACTTTTCCTTAAGGATGTCTTCACGATTCTTCGCCGCCAACGTGGCCGCCTCCCGCCGCTGGTTAACGAGATCCTGGTAATACTGCCCGCGCATCCGCGCCTCTTCCTGCCGCTGCGCCGCTGCTTCCTCACGCGCTTGGCGTTGATTCGCCAGCTGCACGCCTTGAAGGTACGACTGCCCGATGTTTTCGAGTCCTGAGAAGGGGTTTGCCATAAATTAGCCTGCGTCAAGAATTCCAAGTTCAATACCAGATCCGGTTCCAACTCCTGGTCCAGCCCAGTTGTTTCCAGTGGCAGCACTGCCACCGGTTCTGCCTCCAAATCCACCAGACCCCAGCGCACTAAACCCAAGGTTGGTGAGCCCGGAACCAAGCGAACCAAGCGCCTGACTGCCAACTCCACCTGCGCTAGCCATGTTGTACGAGCCGAGTAACGCGGCTTGTTTTTTGGCGCGTTCGTCAGCACGGATGTTGGCAATCATCTGCGGTGTGAACTCGTAGTTAGCCAGCGGAGCCAACGGAGTAGTGCCAAGGATGTTAGCAAACTGCTGCCCGCCCGCCTGCTGTAACGCCAACGACGTGCGACCAAGATCGCGTGCAGTCAGGTTTCGAGCGGCTTGACTTCCAGCGTAACCACCGGCCAGCGCCCTGCCAGCAGACTGACGTTGCACTTGGGCAGCGACATCAGGCGGAAGCTCTCCGCGAAGCAAAGCCATGGCATTTTGTGTCCGCTGAGTTTGCGCCTCTTGGTATCCCGGCACTTGAATCCCTAGAGACTCAAGAAGCTGCGCCCGGTTGAATGCGTTCCTCTGCGCCTCAAGCTCACGCGTGCGTGGCGTCAGCTGTTCCGCCTCGCCGACAGCGGCGGGAATGTCGAGGCCAGGCATATTTGCCACGCCGCGAGCGCCAGCGCGATCTTTGCTAGCTTGATTGGCGCTCATTGCGGCACCAACGCCGCTAGCAACGAGGCCTGTTCCGACTACTGCTGTGGCTACGAATGACATGGTAAGTATTGGTTTTGCCTCACGTATGTAAGGTCGTTCAAAAGCTCTTCGTGATCCTTCTTGTTATCGAGATTCAAGTGAACCGTTGTCCAAACAGTGTCCTCATGAATCAGCAGCACACGACGGGTTCCGGGCTTAGTGATGCCGGAGTACGGCGCCGTGTAGGTCACCATTCCTTCGTTCTCGCTGACCACCGTGACCTTGCCTTTGGTGATGAAGAACGGATTGTCGAACTTATGGATGCGGCTGGTGACGATCGACCCGGCCGGCATGAAGATTTCGCGCACGTACATCCCTTCCGGGAACGTGTGCTTCAGCGGACACTCCTGCGGCGGAATGTTTGATACGAACGCTTCCCATCTGTCCAGACGATCGTCGAACGTGATGGTTTCATCCGTGAGGATGTCCAACCACGTCACCGGCTGCACTACAACTGGAAGCTCTTCGGTCATCAGATAAATCCACCGAAGATGAACTGGGTCTTGGCCGATCCGAACGGCTGCACGTTGATCACGCTGCGCTCGTTGGGGCTGTAGGCCTCGAGTTCGTTCCGCAAGCTCCGCAGGGACAACTGGATCTCGCGTTCAGCCTCGGTGTACTGATTTCGGTCCTCCTTCTGGATGGCCTTCATCATGTGCTTGATCGCCTGGAGATTGCCGATAAACAGCCAATCGGAGTCAACGATGGCCGGAATGAACTCCAGGCGCACGATCGCCTCGACTACCGTGTTAGTGCATTCCTCATCTGCGGGCACGCACCCATCGCCGTGGTCGATGCAGTCATTCTCCGCTTGCGCGTTGCATCCGGAAGTTCCACCGCAGACCTCGGGCATACCAATCAGGTAGGTCCGGCGGTACTCGGGGTTTTCTTCGCTGGGACCCCAGACGGCCACCTGTGTAGAAATCGTCGTGGTAGGGTTGTAGGCCACGATCGTGACGCGTCCTTGGGTCAGCGGCTTCTGGGCACCATTGAGACCCGGCTGCTTGAACAGGTTCGTAGTCTCAACGAACGGCGTGATAGCAGGGTTCGGCAACGTGACGTACTCGCCCCAGATGTACTCGCCGCTCACCGTATCCAGCGTGCGGATCTCCTCGTTGGTCACGGGATCTATGCCCTGAAGTAGGATACGTTTGCCGGCATCGGCCGTCAGAGACGGGTACACCCGAAACTTGCAGCTGCCTACTGAGTCCCGAAACTGCGTGACCATGCCCCGATCCAGCAACTCTTCAGCTTCACAACCCTCACGGCCGCAACCGGTACGCGGCGCTCGCTCGTCGGTCTGGAACTCGTACCACTGATTCTGGATCGGGATGTTGTACCCGCAAAGGTTCATCGCTTCGATCGTCTTGACCTCGCGAGGCCAAGTGATGCAGCCGGCGGTGACGCAAACGCGCAGCTTCTTGTACGTGCCCCACCACTTGCCCATGTCGGCAAGCCGCGCTTGAGCTTCGTTCAGCAGCTGGACAAAACGCTCGTCGCAGGTGGCCAGGCCAACAGCCTGTGCGATCGTGGAGTTCTTGGCTTGGGCGAGGGTTTTTCTCATGTTAGCGGATGGCTCGGGCCATGACTCTCCATTTGGCTTCGTCGATCGCGGTTAAAACTCCAGTGTCTTTGCGGTTTACAGAAAGTCCTGCTACACCGTTGTTTCGGATCATACCGATCGAGGTCGTGTTTGAGAACGAGGTAACTCGAAGATCGCTCTCTGAAAGGCCCGATCGAAGGATGCTGCCAACCGGAATATAATCGCCGCCCTGCGGGTTTGCTCCGGCGTATCCAGCGTCACCACCGGCATCCGTGCAGATAATCCCGATGTCCCAAGTCAACGGATCAACTCCGAGGCCGTGTATAAACGTAACGCTTCCGCCTGCCGCCGGAATCGCCTGATAATTCGCCACTGGCGTGATGTACCCTGACTCCCAAACCGTCGCTGGAGTCGAGTTGGTCCGAAGGAACTGGCGATTGGTTCCAGGTGCGATGTTTGCGGTCCCAACGTTCAATCCGGGGTTCAACAGCTGGAAACGCGTGCCGTCGTACACGACGACGCACATCTGGTTGGCCACGATGTCGTTGGCGACCAGCGCCGTGGTTCCGAATTTCGTTACAGCTTTGGCCGCGAGCCCATCGACAGCGACCGTAGTGGCGCCCGTGTTCGGAGCGTTCGCAACAAACGCGTAGCAGACACCGGTTCGATAAGCCTGATTCACACCTGGAGAAGTGGGGCTCAGCGTCACCGTGTAGGCGTTGGCTGCACCGCCACCGACGCCGTATGTAAACTGCGTCTGAACCCGCGCCCAGCCGGCCGGGGCCGTCGTGCTGTACTTCAGGATCTCGATGGGGTTTGCGTTGGCATCAAGCCTAAGCCAATAAAGCGGGGATCCTGCGGGCGGTGAAACTGCGTTAGCCTCCCATTCCGGCGCGACCGTCTGCTGGGCAATCAATGCGGCCGCATACGCCTCCAGCCGATCTTGTTCGCTGGCGTAGCACTGGGGAGGGGGAAGCTCTCCAGCTGTGATGTCAATCGTTGGCATGGCTAGATTCGGTAGCTGTAATCGTCTGGCTTACACGGTCCGGGGTCGCATTGAAGATCGAGACACCCTCCCGGGCAATCGAAATAGAAAAATTGATCCAGCGGCGCAACGCACCGGTCTGGCCGTCCAGCCAGAAACGATGATCCAAACCGCCCGCCGTTGTTGTTGACAAGATCCCTCCCGCTCAATCGGCGCACGGTATTACATCCGATCTGGACGTTGCTCACGTAGCGGAAAAAGCTGCCGGTTTCCGACGTGAACGGCACGTCTGGGCCGACATTCGCGCAGGTGAATGTGGTCGGAGTCGGCGTTCCAGTGACGATATTTTCGTCGTTGAAGCTGGTGTTAAGGAACCCTTCTGTCGTCGCGTGCTGACCAATAGTCAGCTGGTGAGCCTTGTTGGTCGTAAATGTCGCGACGTTTGCTGTACGCTGGTATCCGATAGGCAGAATCTCCCAAGGGAATTTCACCGGGAGGTTGATGCCAACAAAACCGCCGCTAGATGAAACGACGGCGCCGGGATTGGTAACCGTGAACGTCGTAGGCGCAGGTGTTGACACAACGGTAAAAACTCCGTTGAACGTGCCGTCCGTTACGTTGACGGTGGAAATTTGCATTCCCACCTGAAGTTCATGCGCCGAAGCCGTGGTAAACGTCGATATACCGCTACCATCTCTGGTCACCGATGTGATCGGAATCTGGTAATCCGTTGGGTAATACCACGTACTTTTGTTGACATCGTGGTTCAGCGTCAGGAATGCAGCATCCAACGGGGCGTATGCAGTCTGGTAATACCAAGTCCCTGGTCCTTTCAGCACCACGTCGTTGTTTTCGACAAGCATGTCGCGGTGAGCGGAGATCAGCGTCGAGTAAGCCTCTGGGTTTGCCAGACCGGTTGCGGCAATAATCGAGTACCAGTCCTGAACGTTGAGTGCTATGAATGCGGCAATCTCAATCGCAGAGTTGTTGTAGATGTGAGTGCCAAAATGTCGGTATGAATCAACGTAGAAACACGTCCCCGTAAATCCATCAAAGTTGTTGTAACGGATCTTTGCGTCCTGCGTTTCGCGAACTGTGATTGCATGAACCGGGCTCTGTTGATTGACCGGGTTTGGCCCACCTCGAACCTCGTTGTACTCGAAAGTGCAATCTTTCGCCAAGATTCGCTGGCTGCGAAGCATGCTTACGCTTCCGTCGATGTACTTTCCCGGGACCACGTTGACCCCAGCATTTGCGGCAGTGAACCGGTAATTGTCTGGAACACTGATTACCGTCGCGGTTCCGTTGAATGTTGGATCCGCTGAAAACCCGGAAACGGCAACCACGTCGCCAACCCGAAACGTGTGCTTCATGACGCAGGTGTACGTCGCCACGCCAGCGGATCTGGAAACCACGTTGATCGGGTTTACAAGGCTTGAGTAGCCTCCAATCGCACACTGTGTATTCGCTTCTGCATCACCTGGATACAGTGTGCTTTGGATCGAGTTTCGACCCTGGTATCCGAACTTGTTGTTGATAATGCGCGCACCCGACGTCTTGTTGTCCACCGTCATCGGCAGGAACGACAGTGCGATGAACGTCTCAGCGTCCGCGATACCAACGCCAAAATCGTAAAATTGGTTGTCGCGGAACAGCGCGTTTTCCCCGCGATGATTGATGCCAGCGACCGTGTAGGAGGAATTTACCCCTGCGGTTGTTTGTGCGGTGGCCGGAACATCCGGGTAGTAGGTCGGAGAGTAGACGCGTCCGTTTTGAGCAGGCAGCGTTATCGGCGCCGTTGCGCGGAAACAATAAAACTCCTGTCCGCCCGGAAGGAATCCATCGACCGTTTTTGTACCATTGAATGCTGGGTCCGTCATCCCTGTAATAACAACGGTATCACCAAGCGTGAAACCAAAGCTCCATTGCGGGTGTTTGGTGTAGATGTCAGCAAAACCGTTGTTCCTTCCGCCGATGATTACCGCTCGAAAATCTCTCTGGAATGTACTTTGAGTTATGTTTTGTACATAACCGAATCCGTTAAAACTTACATCGTTTAGACCACCAACAGTTACATTTGAAATGTACTGATTAATTTCACTGACATTAGTGTAAGGAGATGGAACAACAGCTGGAGAATACGATGGAGTTGCCACCGCAGTTATGAAATGCGGGTATGCCGTCGTGTACGTGTTTACTCCAGCGGTCCTTGAAACGGATGTAATCGCGATGTCAGCAACCGAGTTGTTGGCATAGTTGCCGTCGAACGTGATGCCTTGAATCAACGTGTTCTTGCAATTCGTCGCATCCACAGGGCGGCCCGGATACGCTCCAGCACCTCCAACCACGCCGCTGCCGGCATAATTGCCCAGCGTCTTGATCATCTGGATGTTGAATCCATAAACATCAAGTCGCTTGGTTGAAGTGTGGTTTGCAAACTTCAGTGTCGTTTGCCCAATGCCTTTTCCAACAAACTCCACGTTGTCGGTTGCAAGTCCGTAGCCGAGAACCAACGAAGATGTGTATCCGCCGCCGATTAGGTTGATCCAGCCGTCTTCAGTGACCAAGCCAGTGTCGGCGCCGGGAACTGCTGCTGTGAATCGAGTGGGGTTGATGATCGAAACAACCTGAAAGCCAAACTGGCTGGCGCCTATGCCGTTGAAGGTTGAATCGGAAAACCCGTAAAGCGTGATTTTTTCGTTAGCAACAAGCCCGTGCGGCGTAGACGTGTTGAATGTCGCCACGCCTCCAGTCCGGATTCGATTGATGATCTTCGCCCCCGGACTCGACCCCAGCAGAAACGTGCCTGCTGGGAAATCGCATCGACCAGCTGCGAGCAAGCATTCGTTGATCGCCCACGCGCTGTTTCGTAGCCCGCAGGGATCCGCTCCGTAATCAACTGGGTTTGAAGAGGGCATACTAGGCAGAGAGTAACGGGCAGGCCACTCGGCTAAGATCGCCGTAGATGTCCTCCTGGAGACGTTGGGCAACCATGGCAATTCGCTTCAAGCGAAACCTGCCGGTGTTCACATAACGCAGCTGGAATTCGTAGCCATCGCGAGTGAAACCGCCGGTCTGCACGTCGCACTTGTCGGGCGGCTGTGGCAGGGCGATTCGCGATCGGGCGGGCGGCTGGTAGTATTTGACCTCTTGGCAGTTGATCACCGCCGGCGGGCACGAAACCTCACCGGGCTCGCAGTTGCGGTACTTCGCGCAGTCTTTGATCTCGGCCCATGGATGCCAGCACTCGCCCTCGTTGGCCTTGAAGTAGACCTTGGCCTCGATGCTGCCCATGACCTGATCGTACCACTGTTCGGCGCTCATCAGGCGCTTCTTGTTGGCAGGTTCGGCAAACGTGAGTGACCGTGTTTCAACGATCCATTCGATCGGTGAATCATCGAACCCATCAAAATCAAACTGGCCAGTGCGGGTGACCTCGTAGAGAGCGATATTTCCCTGATTGAGACCGAAAAAGAAGCAGCGTTGAGAACTCTGCACCCGAACCGTAACCATCTGGAGAATGTCAGCACCCGTCCAGACGCCTTCCCAAGCGGGAGGCAGCTTTCGGCCCATTCCGGCAACCAAGTCGAAATCCATGACAACCAATCCGCGATGAACGATGCCACGACCGTTCACCTTCTGCGGCTGGATGGTCATCAGCATCCGGTTGTCGAAGTTCACGGAGCTAGCAGCCTTGAGGTAAAATTCCGTGTCGTAGGCCAAAGCCCTCACAACCTGCCGGCTAATAGGGGTGTTTCCCCATTCGGTGAAATCGCGCCTGGCGTAGATCAACGACCGAATGCCGTCCTGCGCTCGGAAGAACAGGTCACCGTTGACCGGGACAATCGACTCATGGTTAAACGAGCCGAAGTTCAACAGCGCGAATCGCTGGATCGGATAATCGAGATCCTTCCAAACATCGCGATCCACTGGGGCGTTGAACGCATAGGTCGCGGTCGGTGTAAATACCAGCAGGTCGCCATCTCCCAGTGACGTGTCCAAGTTGGCGCCGAACGCCAGTCCTGTGATCGGGCCATTGGAGACGGCAAAGGCGCCACCTTCATTGAGGAATGTGTTCTCGGTGAATCGAATGACGCTGTCGCGCCCATAGGCCGGATCGCCGTACACCAGATCTCCGCCGTAGTATTCTGATCCATTTGCAACCCAGAGGCGCCCCTTGCCGTAAGCCATCGGGCCTCCGATTGGGACCTCTTCGCCAGTTGCGCGTCTCAATGAACCGCCGTTGTAAAGGTACGGGGGACTCTGCTGGTCTTGAACAACCAACCAGTTTTCAGCCTGCTGGAAAAATACATGGTCAGCCGTTGGGCTGTCCGTCTCCATTTTGTATCCGATGAACAAAGGTCCAAGCAGCGGGCCTGCATCCACTCCGGGGTTGTACACCGTAAATGTCGTTGGGGACGGCACGCTATCGACTACGAAGTCCCCAAAGAATCCTTCAGGAAACGATGCTCCAACAGGCTCTGGGAGTCGCACGACCATCCCAGCGGCAAGCCCGTGGGGTGCAGCGCAAACGTAGGTAGCGACGTTTGATACCCGGCCTCTGGTATTGACCGTGAATTGAAACCCAATCGGAGTCAGGTCCTGAACCAAAAATCCAGCGGATATGTCTATCTGGAAAATTTTCCCGCCGATTGCGGCCATCAGGTAGGGTTTTTCGCTGTCGGAAATGTATGTTCCGCAGCCCTGAAAAAAGCCCTCCGTGAACGCTTTTTTGACGGCCGCGTTGTAGTAACCGTTCTGGTAAATCTCGGTGACGTCCGGAAACTTCAAGCCCTTCAACCAGATCCCCGGCCGCGCCTTGGGAAAACCTCCACGGACAGTCGTGTTCACCGCCCAAGCCAGTTGGTTGGGTTGAATCAATGACGGAGAGAACCCGCTATCTACACCGCCTTCTGCGGTGAGCAGGCCGTCAACCAAACGATTCTTTTCGGCGACCATGACGCTTGAACCCATTGAAAGGCCATCGCAGGATTCCCGCAAGATGAATGAAAGCCCCGATTACTTGTCCATACCGTGGCGTACAAAAGACCGCTTCCTGATCGAGGCTGAGATGGTGCGTCGTGGCGGGTACATTCACAACGCCGGCGTGAAGTACGGTCAGGGCAAGTATTACCACTTCCGCGCTGCCATGACGGCGCTGTGGCCGCACTTCGACTGGCATGAATGGTCGGAGCTTCTGATCCAAGCATTCGTCGAGAACCAAGAGGTCGGCATCATGGGACCGGGTTCATCTGGTAAGACGTACAATTCCGCAGCGTTCGGGCTGTGCTCGTTCTACATCTGGCCGAAGGGCACCTCGATCATCATGTCGTCAACGACGCGTGAGGGTCTCCAGCTGCGAATCTGGGGCTCGATCAAAGAGCTTCACAACAAAGCCAAGGAACGCCGCGAGTGGCTCCCGGGCCGCGTGATTGAAAGCCGGTTCATCCTAACCAGTTCGGATGAAGATGCCGAAGCGCAAGACTTTCGAGACGGCATCATCGGTGTTGCGTGCAAGGTGGGCGGCACGTTTGTCGGCCTCTCGAACTACGTCGGATTGAAGAACGATCGCGTGATGTTGATCGCGGACGAAGCTTCACTGATGGGGCGCGGTTTCTTGGACTCGGTGGCCAACCTTCGCAAGAACCCTGAGTTCAAGCTGATCGCGATGGGCAACCCCAAGGACCGCAATGATGCGCTTGGCGTGGTGTGCGAACCGCATCCGACATTCGGCGGCTGGGAGGGCCTCGAATACTTGGAGAAAACGCGCACCTGGAGAACGCGGGCGCCAGGTGGGTTGGCTGTCCAGTTGTGTGGATACGACACGCCGAATGCGAAATTCCCCAAGGGCACGAATCCGTATCGAGGCATCATCACGCCGGAACAGATTCAGGCGGACCTCGATTACTACGGCCGGGACTCGTTGCAGTTCTCGATGATGAACCTCGGTCTGCTGCCTCGGGACGGTGGCACCAGGCGCGTGGTCACGATGTCGTTGTGCGAGCAGAACCAAGCGTTCGACGATGTCGCATGGGACCGAGCTGACAAGATCATCCGCGTGATCGGCATCGACGCTGCATACTCAGGCGTCGGCGGTGACCGATGCGTTATGACAGACCTTAAGTTCGGGCCAGATGCGTCCGGACGCACGGTGCTAGCATTCGCAGAACCGCCCATCGTTATTCCGGTCACGGCCGTCAAGGCGCAACAGGCCGAAGAGCAAATTGCCGAGTACGTGTTGCTGTACTGCAAGCAGCGCAATATCAACCCGGAGCAGGTGGGGTTTGACTCCACTGGACGCGGCACACTGATGTCTGCGTTCGCTCGCCTGTGGTCTCCGCAGGTGGTTCCGATTGAGTTCGGCGGCAAGCCACTGGATCGTCCGGTACGCCAGGGGGATGCGAAGACCGAGCGCGAGGCCTACGGCAAGATGGTGACTGCACTCTGGTATTCGTCTCGCCTACTCATCGAGTCCAAGCAGTTGCGGAAACTGCCGCGTGAAGTCGCCGAGGAAGGTGCGATGCGCGAGTGGGGTATCGCCCGTACTGGATTGATCGACGTGGAGCCAAAGCACAAGACCAAGGAACGCATGGGCCGATCGCCTGACTTGTGGGATTCGTTCGTGGTTGCGCTCGAAATGGCGCGCCGAAACGGTTTTGAGATTGCAGGCGGCCACGGTGTTGGTATTGTCAAGCGACAGACACCAAAGTGGCTGACGCGTATGTCTGACAAGCGCCGGTCAGTGGAGTCTCAACATTCGCTAACCTACTCCTAATCTTATGGCCTCATTCAACAAAGTCATCCTAGTCGGAAACCTGACCCGCGACGTAGAACTCAAGCACCTTCCGAAGGGAACCGCCGTCTGCAATCTGAGCATGACAGTCAATCGCCGCTGGAAGACTGAGTCCGGTGAAGACAAGGAAGACGTCTACTATGCTGAGTGCAAGGCCTTCGGAAAGCAGGCTGAAACGATCGCCCAGTACGTCAAGAAGGGGCATCCGTTGTTGGTTGAGGGACGTCTGACTCGGGAAGAGTGGGACGACAAGAAGACCGGCGAGAAGCGGTCCACCACTCGGATCATGATTGAGACCTTCCAATTCCTGAAGGGTCGCGATGAAGGCGCTGCGCCGGCTCCGCGCCGTGAGTCTGCCCCAGCCGCTCCCAAGCCTGATCTGGACGATTCAGACGATCTTCCGTTTTAATGCTGCCGTATGAGCAACATGAATCTGACTTCGTTCCCCAACGGTGGATGGCAATATTACCAGCCCGAAACCAAGTGGAATAAACCCAACCCGATGAACGATGATTTCTACGAAACGGCCAGAATCATCGCGCAGCATCGGGCCGCCAACGGTCTGCCAGCTTCACTCGAGAAGGCCCAACTGGACCTAGAGAACTACACCAAGGCCCGCTTTCCGTCCACGTACTCAACACCAGGATCCAATGTACAACCAAGGGTTTCAGGCTGTCGCACGTGCGGCCGCTAAATTGCGCCAGACGGCTCAAGGAGCGCGCATCTTAGCCGAATGGCTGGGTGATGGTGGTGTGCCTGTCGATCGCCGGCAGGCGCAGGATCGCATTGATACCTGCAACCGCTGTATTCACAACAAACCCACGGATGCACGGTCGGTTACCAAGACCGTGGCGGAGGCTATTTTGGAGCAGGAACAGGCGCGCAACGACATGGCGATGTTTCTGCAAGGTGAGGGGCTTGCTGGCACCTGCGAAGTCTGCGGGTGCTACCTGAAGCTGAAGGTCTGGGTCCCTCTTTCGTATCTTGGCAAGACCGAAATGCCCGATAATTGCTGGATTTCGCACGAACGGAAAGCAATCTGACACCGATATGAGCTTCAAGGAACCCAGCAGAGTCTGGAACGTCGTTAGCGCCATGCTCGAAGCGGAACAGCCGCGCTCCCGCAACCGAGCGCGCATCAACTCCTGCTTCAATGGCAACCCTCCATACACTCAGGAGGAAGCACGCGACAACCGCATCCAGACGAACGTCAACTTCCTGGAAGGCACCCGGATCATCCATGCCTCTCGCCAGCAATTCACGAACGCCTTCCTGAAGCCGCAGAATTACTTCTCGGTTGGTCTTGATATCGGACCCCGCGACAAGCGCACCCAGTGGGGCAACATCATCACGAAGCAGCTGAACCGCGTGATGAAGCGGTCTCCGAAATACTCCACGGTCTTGGAGTCTCAGTTTGCGGCCACGGTGCTTCACGGCATCGGGCCAGTCACTTGGCTTCGTGATCGCGACTGGTGCCCATCGGCTCGCGGCACTGAGGACATCTTGGTCCCGACCAACACGTTGACCACGATGGAGAACTTGTCGCACTTCGCGATCTACACGTCCTTCACGGCTCAGGACCTGATTCGCATGACCCGTGGTGAGAACGTGGACCCCGGCTGGAATCTGAAACTGGTGAACCAGCTGCTGGCAGCGATGATCGAACGCGAGGCCACCAGCCTCCAGGTCAACGACTGGTCCGGCCAATACTTCCCTGAGAAGATTGAGGAAGATTTCAAGGAGAACTCCGGCTACTGGGGTTCCGACGCGACACCGGTCCTGCGTTGCTACGACTTCTACTTCCTGGACACGACCAGTGACGACCCCTCCTGGCGCCGCCGGATCATCGTTGACCAGTACAACAGCGGCATCGGCAATATGCAGACCGCTGGACAGTGGCTCTTCGATGCGGGAGACCGCTGTTACGGCCGCGACATCTTTGAACTGATGCACGTCCAGTTTGCCGACGGCGCTGTGGTGCCTCCGTTCCGTTGGCATTCCGTGCGGTCACTTGGATACCTGCTGTACTCCGTCTGCCATCTCCAGAATCGGATGCGCTGCAAATTCACCGACTCGGTGTTCGAGCAGATGCTGTGGCTTTTCCGCAACGTCGCTGACGGTGACATGGAGCGGATGGAGAAGATCGACCTGTTCAACATGGGCGTGATCCCCGAAGGACTCTCATGGGTTCCGCAGTCTGAACGTCACGTGCTGGACTACCCGATGCTCTCTGGCGCCATGGCAATGCACCGGCAAATCATGGCCGAGTCCAGTGCGGCCTACACGCAGGACGTGAACGACGGTTCATCGAAGGAACTCACGGCGACCGAGGTGATGGCCCGCGTGAACAACGCCAATGCGCTCATGGGCTCGATGCTCACCCGCGCCTACACTCAGCAGACCTTCCAGTACCGCGAGATCGCTCGCCGGTTCTGCACGATCGACCATCCCGACTGCGTTCAGTTCCGGCGCAAGTGCGAAGCCGAAGGCGTCGATCCGTCCGTGTTCAACAACCTCGACAGCTGGGACATCATGCCCGAGCGCGTCATGGGCTCCGGCAACAAGATGCTTGAGATCGCGCAGGCTGACCGCCTCATGGCCATCCGCCCGTTGCTAGCACCGGATTCCCAAGCCGAGGTGGTTCACATGTACGTCGAAGCCAACACCGACGATCCCCTCCTGGCGAATCGTCTCGCACCGGTGGACAACAAACCCGTCTCGCCGGCCGTCGAGCGCGCTACGATGGCGTGGGGCACGCTCATCGACGGTCAGCCGGTGGTTATCGCGACTTCGATCAATCGGCCCGAGTACATCCAGACGCTTCTCCAGATGCTTGGTGGCGCCATCGGGCGCATCGAGAAGGAACAGAACGGTATGCCGACCATGGAACGCGTGCTTGGCTTGGCCAACGTCATCCAGCACATCCAGGAGCAGATGCAGCTGATCTCCCAGGACCCCGGCCAGGAGCAGAACATGAAGCTCTACAACGACGGCATCGCTCAGGCCTCGAACTACATCAAGGGCTACGTGCAGCGTCTTCAGCAGCAAGCTCAGGCTCAGGCCGAGGCCGGAGCAGCTGGAAATGGGATGGATGCCGAGACCGCTGCGAAGATCCAGTCGATGCTTATCACCGCGCAATCCAAGGCTCAGATCGCTGCCGCGAACTCCGAGCAGAAGCGCGTCCAGAAGCAGGTGGCCTTCGAGCAAGATCAACAGCGCAAGAACGCCAACACGATCGCTGAGGCTCAGCGCAAGGGTGCGCTCACTCGGGCGGACATTGCCGCCATGGATCTCAAGACTCAGGCCGACATCCTTAACCAATGATACAATCCCCCAAGCAAGAGTTTCAGCGCGACAAGCAGCGCCTCCAATCAGTCGAGCGAATGCTCGAAACACCCGAACTCCAAGCCGCGCTCTTGGCGGCCTTCAATAATTTCTGCTGGAACCTTCCGCCCTCGGAGAACCCGCAGCATGGCTGGAATGCCAACTGCAAGCGCGCCGGTGCGCGTGCGTTCATCGAGGAACTGAATGGTCTGGTGGAAATGCGAAAAGAAAAAACGACTCTTAATCAGAACCTCGAATGAACCCGCTGCTATCACCAGATGCCCCAACCGAACGGGGCGCAGATTATTCCGAAGCATTTTCCGGCATCGACGCTATCGAAGGGCAAGGTCTGGACAACCCGATGGGTTCAGCGATGCCTGCGCCTGTTGCTGCACCAACTCCCGCTCCCGCTCCTGAGCCGGCCCCAGTTGCTGCCACTACTACCCCGGCTGCCGAAGCTCCAAAGCCGAAGGTTGAAGACCTGTTCAACCTGGATCGGTTCACTCCGAAGAAGGAAGAGTCCGCACCTGCTGCGAAGATGGAACCCGCCAAGCCGGAACCGACCTCGATCAAGCAGTTCCGCGAGCAGTACGAGATGACCAAGAAGGAGCGCGATGATTTCGCCGCCAAGGTCACTGAACTTGAACGCGCCAAGTCTGAAGGCACTCGCAAGGAAGTCGAAGAAGCCACCAAGGCCCTGAAGGCTGAGATGGATTCGATCCGCAAGAACGCCGAGGAACTGGACACTGAAGTCCGGTATCTCAACTACACGCGATCTGGCGAGTACAAGCAGAAGTACGAAGCGCCGCTGCGTGAAGCGTGGCAGACTGCCCTTGGGGACATCGACGGTATCCGCGTCACTGATGAAGACGGCACCGAGCGTGATGCCAATCATCAAGACATCATGACTCTCTTGAACGTGCCGGTAGCCAAGGCTGCTATCATCGCCCAGGAGACGTTTGGGCCAGCTGCGCCCGAGATGATGGCTCACCGCCGGAAGATCCTCGAACTCACTCAGTCTCGAGACAAGTCCATCGCCGAATGGAAAGAGAAGGGCGCCCAACGCGAGGTCGAGAAGTCTAAGCTCGTTGAGACCCGTCAGTCCCGGTCACGCGAGTTGTTCGAGTCTCAGTTTGCCGACTACGAGAAGACCCACGCTCAGCTGTTCGGCCGAGAGGAAGGTGATGAAGATGGAAACCGCCTGCTGGATGAAAGCGACCGCTTGATCAAGATCGCTCTGAAGGGCGAAGGCGTCGATGCCGACATGGGCTACGACGACAAGGTGGACCTGATCACCAAGGCTCAGGCTCAGGTGGCGCTGCGAGCACGGGCCTACGGGCGCGAGCGCCTGCGGGTGATCCGGCTCCAGCAGAAGGTGGCCGAACTCGAGAAGAAGGTTGGAAAGGTCCGGTCGTCTGAACCCGGCCAAGGTGAAGGCACTTCGACCGCTACCCGAGTGGCACCGAAGAACGCGGAGGACGCGATCGACGAACTTCCGTCAGCGTACTAACGGGCGGCCTTGCGCCTACCAGCAGCGGCTCGGCGTTGGAACTCTTCCGCGCCGAGCTTTTTTCTGCCGATGAATGCCGCGAGAGCGCGAGGATCGTCCGCACCTTGATTCTTCAGCTTGCGGACCAGTTTGGCGTATTTGGTTTGCATAGAGTCACTTCCAGGATCGGCAACTCCAGTACTTGGCTGACAGCTTCGTTCCCGGGGAATCGCAGCCATGTCGAGCATTGAAGCTCTTCCGATGGGCTGGAAGATGTTTTTTTATAGACATCTTTGGATCACCGAAGCGCACCAAGCGCACCTTGCCATCTTCCTTGGCCAGCACGGCAGACTTCTTGGACGCACCCGGCGTAGCCTTGGGCTTGTTGTAGCCGGCGAACTTCTGGCCTCGGTAGGTGATCATTTGGCCTTGGGTAGAGCGTACCACCCAGCTGGAATCTTCACAGTCGAAGGACCGACCAGTTTACCATCGCGGTCAAACGCGTACACGCTGGCCCGCGTCGGCTCTGCTAGCATGATCGGATCACCGGAAGGGACCAGGACCACCTTCGTCCGGCAGCCCAGGCAAATCGGCAATACGAGCAGCCAGATCGTTCTTGAGAGGTTTGGGTGCATTTCCATCTTCAACCGTTGGCGCAGGCGTTTCCCGGAGCCAATCCAGGAACGCCTTCACCAGTTGGTAGATCCAGTTCACTGGTTAGCCACTCACGCAGCTGGAGCAGCAGGGGGAGTCGGAGGAGTCTTGCGATTCTTCCAGACAGACCAGGCAACGCCCAAGACCGTGATGAAAGCGCCGACAAGCTCGTTAGCTTGATCCACGGTCACAAGGCCCTTGGCGACCAGAAAACCGCCACCGAACGAGAGTCCGTGGCGGACGATAGACTTGATTGAGTCGTTCATTTCAGGGTCATCCTACCAATCAATTGAGCCAGCACAACCAAAACCCCAAGACCACCAAACAGCTTCCATTGGAACTGCTTGAGGCCTTCGAGCGTGGCTTTGATTCCGTGGATGTCGGAGACCATCCCGGCGTCTTTATCACCGATGATGGTCTCCAGTCTCACGATACGTACCTCAAGGTTGTGAAGGTTCTCCTCCGGCATTGGTGGGGGCTGGTTGGGATTTCTTGAACTCTTCATCCTGTCGAATGAGTTCGCTAATCACAGTCACAGCAGTGCGGGCGACTGCGAAGTCGCCCTGCCGTCTCGCAACCTCAAGGGCTGCGATCAGGGCGTTGGCGGATGCGGGGTCGAGGTTGAGCGTCAGTGTTTGAAGCATGGTAGTTATCAGTTCACCGGTTCGGAAGTGTCCGGCGCAGGAGGCTCGATCACGACCGGGGACTCTGTCAAGCTGTCGCTTGACGCGGGTTCGCTGACAACCAAGGAAGGCACCGCTTGCTCAACCAACGGCGGGACGATTTCAACCGGCGGCACCCAAGGCAGCGGCAGCACTTCCGGTTCAGGCGGCGGGGTCACCTGCCGTTGGATGCTGATGGCGAGGCTCTCCTCGATGGCGGCTACCCGGTCGGGTCCGAGGTTGCTCTGCACCCAACCAATGACGATGTCGTTGGTGAGATCAGCATACGGGATGAACGGGACCGAAGGGTCCAGCGGGGTCTCCTGCGTGTTGTTGTAGTCGGCAGTGTGGCCCTCGCCATCGTCGCCAAGGACGGTGTACGAGGCGCGGGTGACAACATCGGTTTCCCCATCGAAGGTGGGGTAGCCGATGAGGGCGGTGGCGGTCCAAGTGTAGGTGATTGGCATGGGATTGTAGGATTAGTCAGCGTAGACAGGTATCTTACGAGCGGTTCCGTTGAGGATTACGCGCAAGAATCCGCAGGTGGCAGGAAGAACTCCGGTACTTAGTGCAGTGGCGGTGGTATAGTAGGTGTTGGCTGCGAGGTTGGTTCCAACGAAATAGCCAGAAGAACCAATAACAAGTTGATTGCTGTCAGTGTTTCCGACGGTGGTTGCTGAACGACCAATGCAAATGTTACTACTGCCTGTTGTTTGACCTCCAGCATCTACTCCAATAATGATATTGCTAGTACCAGTTGTAAGTAATCCACCCGTATTAAGTCCCAAGGCACAGTTGTAACTTCCTGTTACATTGGTAGCACCTAATGCGTTACTACCAACAGCAGTATTTCCGGTTCCACTCGTACTCAACGCCAACGCATTCGATCCGATGGCGGTGACATCGGAGCCGGTGGTGATGCGAGCGGCCTGATATCCAAGCGCGGTGTTATTTCCGCTGCTAACAACTGCCGCCAACGCAGAGCGTCCAACAGCAGTGTTGGCGTTTCCGTTGGTATTCGCCCCCAGCGCACCGGCACCGACTGCGGTCAGATCGCTGACGGTGGACACTTGCAAAGCACCGGAACCGACAGCAACGCAGGTTCCACCAGTCGAATTTGTAAGAAACGCATTGGTTCCAACCGCGACGTTGTTTGTGCCTGTCGTATTATTGGCAGCTGCGTTTGATCCAATAGCGGTGTTGCTGCCGCCCGTAGAGTTAGTAAGAGCAGAGAATCCAACAGCGGTGTTGTTGGTGGATGTGGTGTTCGTAGCCAACGCAGACCGACCGACAGCGGTGTTCTGGGTGCCGCTGGTGTTGGCAGTAAGTGCGCTGGCACCAAAAGCAGTGCTGTCGTCTGCGGTGTTGACTGCCAAAGCACTGAAACCACATGCCGTATTTCTGTTTCCAACAATGTTTGTTGTCAAAGCACTGCGTCCGAGTGCAGTGTTTTGGAATCCAAGCGTGTTTGAACTCAGGGCAAAAACACCAAACGCACTGTTGTCGGCATTGGTGTTAGCTGCGAGAGCCGCATTTCCGAACGCGGCGTTGTTGCTTCCGGTGACGTTATCTCGGAGAGCAGCAGTTCCGAAAGCGCAGTTCTGGGTTCCGGTTGTGTTTAGCCCAAGTGCGCCACTTCCGAACGCATTGAGGTTTGCCGCTGTGTTGCTGCTTCCGGCAGCGAAGCCAACAGCAGTGCAATCCGCACTAATTGTAACATTGGAAAGAGTGCTGCTTCCGATTGCCGTGTTTCTTGCTCCGGTAGTGACTCGTTGCAATGCGGATGCGCCAACAGCAGTGAGTTGTCCGACTTCAGCAGCGTTAAGAGCGGCAAGACCTACTGCAACATTGAAACTTCCAGTTGACAGAGACCTCAGCGTATCTCGACCGATGCCAATGTTGTCTGCACCAGAAATGATGTTTCCAGAGAACAGCGCAGAATTTCCAACCGCGATGTTGTTGGAACCAGTGTGCAGAACGCCGCCACCGGAGGTGGACAACGTGCTAATACCAATGGCGACGTTGGTGGAGCCAGTGCTTACACCGTTTCCTGCGGCATTTCCAAGGAATGCATTGCTTCCTGCCGTAGTCAAACTGATACCAGCAAAAGGACCGACACAAACATTTGATGATCCTGTGGTCAGTGAGTTGATTGCAACCGAACCAACACCAACGTTGTTGGTACCCGAACCCGGTCCATCCCAGATTTCAACGGTGCTGCTGACCGTCAGCTTGTCGGTGGTCTTGTTGTAAACCAACCCAGCGTCACCCGCCAACACGCCGCCATCATTGAAGATCACCTGCGTGTTCGCACCTGCGCCACCTGGTGCCGGAGGGGAAAACACGAACTTCATCATCTGGTTCACCAGGATCGACTCGATGTCGGTCGGGCTCTGGCGAACGATCTCGTAGAACTCATCCCACAGCTGCTGCGTGGTCAGGTTCGGGTTAAGCGGCGTGCCGACGTTTGCGTTGGCAAGAACGGCGGTTAGCGTGGCGCGGATCTCAGAGACAGTCTTGAGGTTCAGGACATGCTGAGCGTCCGTCAGGAGGGTTTGAATTGCGGGGGTAGCCATAGGTCAGACAAATTCAGCGAACGTGTAGGAGGGGTTTAAGGCGACAGGAGCGACACTTATCGCACCGGTGTAGCCTTCAAAAATCAATGAAGATCCAGGAGTTCCAGGGGTAGCAGCGCTTTGCAAGATATAATGGTAGTCAGAGGCGGTGCATCCGGTGCCAAACTTTACGTGCAGGTGTTCACTTTTCTGGTTCTGGATCACAAACCGACGGCGACCTGGATTCGCAGCAGCCGTCGCAGTGATGGTCAGCAAACCGCCTGTACTGCTCGTGGTTCGAGCAGCATCAATGGTGGCCGCCTGGATCTGCTGGAGCAACGACAACAGCATCGTCTGTTGCAAACCGGGCTCCATGCAGTCGAAGCACCCGCCGGTAGAGGCGAGTTCTTGGGGAGTTAAGACTGGCATATCAGGCTTCCTCCTCCATGTTGTCCATCTCGTTCTCGGCAGCGTCTTCCTCCATGTCCTGCTTCCCGGATTCACCCAGGGTGACGCCGTCGAACGCGACAATCTCAACCGTGCCGTTCGGGGTCATGCGCCAATCGACCATGGCAGAGCCGGATTCGCCCTCGAGCTTCATTCCCTCGGGGGGCATGAACTCAACGGTTTCAACCTCGGCGCCCATGCGATTCATGGCGTCCATCTTCCGCTTCCGCATCATTTTGCCGTACATCGTAAAATCCTTTCCTTGGTGAGAGGCTGCCAGCATCCCGGACGCTCCGGGCGGCTGCCAGCACCTCAAAAAGGGACCCTCCCGAAGGAGAGTCCCCGTTGATTGATTGGTTAGATCGAGAACTCCAACGTAACGTTGGTGCAAGGCACAACCTCGGTGGTCGTACCGAACGCGCTGCTAGCCAGCTGGATGACGTTGCCAGAGACAACGCTCCAAGTACCAGCAGCGGCGCCGAACTCGGCATCCCAGACAATCTGCAAGGCGACAACAAGAGCAGCCACGTTGGCGGCGTTGATAGCCGCGCTGGTGATGTAGTTGTCGTTGCACAGGATGCTCTCATTCGCGTTCAACACGAAGTTCGTTCCACCGGTGACCGGAGTCGCCGTGAACTGAATCGTCGGATTGCAGACGGCGTTCGTGGAGTTGTAGTTCTGAGCAGGATCGCCCGGATCTTCAGCGCAGCCAGCAATAATCACAGGGCAGGCACCATTGACCTTGTGGAAGATCGCTTCAAGCCATTCCGGATGCTCAGGCTTCACGGCCAACTGGAAGTCAGCGATGAACTTGCCCTTGTTTCCACGGCTGTTGTCGATCGGTCGGCCGGAGCAGTCCGCGCCCAAGTCGTTGGTCGCGAACTTCCAACGCCCACCGTAATCCCGAACCATGAACGGCATATTCGGGTTCACGGCCTCGGGGCGGAACGGCAACACACGCAGAGCGCGAGGGTTGTTGATGTAGCTGATCTGGTACTGAGCCCGATCGTAATCACCGTTGAATTCAGAACGGATGCCTTCGCTCGCAGCCACGTTCTTGTACGGCAGGACCAAGGTGTAGTTGCCAGCAGTCGCCGTCGCGTTGAAGCGCAACGGGAACTGGAGCACCTTCACCATGAAGTCGCCGACGAAGCCCATGAAGCCGTACTTGTAGAACTCCTTCGCAGCGGGAGCGAACTCACCGAAGCGCCAGGAGTCAGTCAGCTGGCTGTTGGACTTGGCGAGGTAACGGAAGGTTTCCTTGTCGGTGTGCAGCTGGAGGCTGTCGTAACCTTCCTTGCCGGCCTGGATAGCACCCAAGAAGTACTGGCGGGTCACGCGACTGCGGAGAATATCCGGAGTCAACAGGCCCAAGCTAGCAGCCGTAACAGCCGCGCTGGCGCTGTCGAGAACGCGCAGGGTGGTGTAACCAGCGCCAACCCAGGAGAACGAAATCGCCGGGAGACCCGCCTTACAAGCAAAAGCGCCGCCGCTGATGCCGGTAGCGGTGTAACCAGACAATTCCATCGCCTTGCGCTGGAGGTAGTAGGTGGTGATCCAGTTCGTCGCAGGGCGAAGAACGTCGTCGATGATCTGACGGAAGTGCTCCTTGGCCTTCGTCTTCGTCATGATCTGGTCGAAGCACAGAATGTCCGAGCCCCACGCCTGCTTTTCAAGCGAGTAGTTGCTACGGGTGTAGCCCCAACCGATCTTGTTTTCAGACGGGTCGCACGGCTGACCAACGCAACTGTCGCCAGTTGAGGTTTCCCAGGCGCCAGTCACGTTCGGGAACACGCTGTTGAAGCGGTCGAAACGATGGGTGGTGCCGGAGTACGCGTCGAACGATCCGGTGTTGTAGTATCCGATCAATCCGTCAAACGGACGGACATCTTTGAGAACTTCCTTGTCATACACAGGTTCCTGCGAGACGAGGAAGGAAGCGAACTGCTTACAGCTGATTACATTTCCTGTTGCCATATTGGCTCTCCTGCCTCGGGGTTTTCTTAACCTACCCCTCCGAGACAACGAGGCAGATTGCAGGTCTGTTAAGACCATCAATCCAACCTCGGTGGCGAGCCCGAGCCGTGGAACCGGCGAATGCCCTTCGGCACTCTTGGCCAACTGGATTAACGCGCCCAGTTCGCGCTTGGTTGACGAAACCAAGCTATGCGTCGTGGCGGAATCCTGCTAGCGCGACTTCCGAGTGTCAACGGGTTTCTTGATCACCTCTGGAAGATCGTCTTCGCCCCGCAGGACATGGTCCTCAATCGCGATGATCAACACCGCCGTCTTCGTGCGCCGGGATCGAATCGCCTCATCTTCCAGCATCTGGGCGACCTCAATCGGCAGCCGGTAGCTCACTCGAATTGTGTTACTCATGCCGGCGAGTGTGCAGCTTGTGCTTGACACGTCAAGCCGCAGAACGCAGCCTACGGCTCACGATGGAACTGCGACCCTACCAAAACCAGCTGTCTAACGACATCCGAGCGGCGTTCGCGTCCGGCGCCAAGCGGCCGATCGCCGTCAGCCCCACTGGATCCGGCAAGACGGTGCTCTTCTCGTACATCACCCAGCAGGTCCTGAAACGCGGGACCCGGGTGATCGTCGTCGCGCACCGGAAAGAAATCCTCGAGCAGATCAGTGCAACACTGAAGCGCGTCGGCGTACCGCATGGATTCATCCAGTCGGGCAAATTCATGGCTCAACAATCTGCCATGGTCGCCTCGATTCAGACCCTTGCCCGCCGGCTGGATACGATCACTCCTCCAGACCTCGTTATCATCGACGAAGCTCACCACTCGGTTTCCAAGTCCTACGTCCAGATGTTCGCTGCATGGCCCAACGCCAAGTTCATCGGCGTCACCGCGACACCTGAGCGCCTCGATGGCAAGGGCCTGGGCGTCATGTTCGACCGCATGGTCATGGGGCCGTCAGTCCAGTGGCTCATCGACAACGGATTCCTGGCCCGCCCGGTGTACTACGCTCCTCGCGAAACCGTCGATCTCAGTCAGGTCCACACGATCGCCGGCGACTTCGACCGCTCTGAAGCCGAGGAAGTCGTGAACACGCCGCGCATCACTGGCGATGCCGTGACCCATTACGTGCGGTTCTGCAATCGTCAGCGGGCCGTGGCGTTCTGCATCTCGGTGGCGCACGCGCAGCAGGTCGCCGATACGTTCAACTCCTGCGGAATCCCGGCTGCTAGCATCGACGGAACACTGGAACCCGAGGTTCGCAAGCAACGCGTCGATGATCTGACAGCTGGTAAAATCCTTGTCCTGACCTCCTGCGAACTTATCTCCGAGGGGTTCGATCTTCCCACCGTCAACGCGGCGATACTCCTCCGGCCCACGCAGTCACTGTCCATGCACCTGCAACAGGTAGGCCGCGCTCTACGGCCGTACCCAGGCAAGACTCATGCGGTCATCCTCGATCACGTAGGTAACTGCCTCCGCCACGGTCTGGCCGAGCAGGAGCGCGAGTGGGACCTCGAAGGGCGCGAGAAGCGCAAGGCCAAGTCCAGCCCGGTCGAGACCAAGCAGTGCTCGAAGTGCTTCGCCATCTTCGCCGGCACGGCCTGCCCGCAGTGTGGTACCGCACGTGAGATCACTCCTCGGGAGATCGAAGAGGTCGATGGCGAGCTTCAGCGGCTGTCCATTGAGGACATCGCAAAGAAACGAGATGAACGCCGCGAGGAAGGAAAGTGTAAAACCTTGGACGATTTTCGTTCCCTCGCAGCGAAACGTGGCTACAAACCGGGATGGGCTTTCTTCCGCTGGAAGGCGAGGCAGCGTAAATCTACCGTCATCGACCCCTATCCACCGATTAAGGTGAAGGGTAAATTATACGCTACTGGTTACCCACCCCTCATCACATGACCGAATCCGAACTCCAAGCCCTCATACTCATGGCGGCCGGCTCCAAACCGCACGTCCGAGTCTTCCGTAACCAAGTGGGCGAGGGCTACGTCGGCAAGGCTCTCCGAGATCCCGAAGGCGTCTTCCTGACCGAAGCCCGCCACGTCCGCATGGGATTATTCCCGGGCTCTGGTGACCTGATCGGCTGGCGCACGGTTACAGTCACGCCCGACATGGTCGGCAAACCCATCGCCCAGTTTCTCTCCATTGAAGTCAAGACCCCCACCGGTAAAGTCCGGCCCGATCAGCGCAACTGGGCCGATCAGATCAACGCCGCCGGCGGTCTCGCCATCATTGCACGATCCGTTAGCGATACAGACAACCTATGAGTGACACAGCAACTACAACCCAAGCCCTACTCCAAACAGCCCCCGAAAACCTCTCAGCGGAAGCCAAGTACCGTTTCTACGAACGCCTCGGAATCCTGTGTGGCAACGCGGTAGCAACACCTGAACAACTCCGGATCGCGCAGCTGGAAGCGGTCGAGTACGATATGAATCACGACTAACACCTCTCAGCAACTACAAGCATGACCCTCACCGAACTCTCGGACGCACTCTCCGTCCGTGTCGCAGAACTCTGCGCTCAACTCCTCCCAGCCGGCCGTCAGGTCGGCCCCCAGTGGATCGTCGGCAACGTCTTCGGCGACCCGGGCGACTCCTGTTACGTCGAACTCCAAGGCCCCAAGCAGGGTCTGTGGTACGACCACGCCGCTGGTCAGGGCGGCGATCTCCTCGAACTCGTCGGCCAGCATCACGTCTATTCCAAGGCCCAGGCCGCCCAGTGGTCTCGCGAATTCCTCGGTATCCGCGACGATTACCAGCCCGCACCCCGCTCGTTCGACCCCCTCAAGCACGGCCACCGTAACGACGCCTCCCAGCCGTACCGCTACGGCTCCGCAGCGTGGCCCTATCCCGACGCCGACGGCACGATCCGCGCCTACGTCGTCCGGTTCGACCTCCCCGACGGCTCCAAAGACGTCCGCCCACTCCGATTCCTCCCGCCTGACAACCAGCCTCCTGACCTCCTCAACCCCCGCCACTGGCGCTGGAAGGGCTGGACCGCCCCCGAAGACGTCCCCATTTTCAACCTCCACCTCCTCGCCCGGCGCCCGAACGACCCGGTCCTCATCGTAGAAGGCGAGAAAACCGCCGTCGCCGCATCCAAGCTCTTCCCGTCCCACGTCGTCCTCACCTGGCAGGGCGGCTCCAAGCGCGTCGGCCGTGCTGCTATCGACCCGCTCCTGAGACGCACTACCCCCATCGTCCTGTGGCCCGACAACGACAAACCCGGCCGGGACGCCATGGTCTACCTGAAAGCCCGCCTACCGGCCGCCCGCGTCGTCCACCTCCCCGATTCCCTCCCTGACGGCTGGGACCTCGCCGACCCAATCCCCGCTGACGTATCCATCCAGGGCCTCCTCGACGCAGCTGGCGATCCACCCCGGCCGGTTCCCGCTGCGCCGCAGCCAGCGTCACCCAATCCGCTTGACGACCTCCATTACGACCCCAATTCCGGCCAGTGGTGGACCCGCAACGCCTGGGGCGATTACGCCCAGATCAACGGCGAGCGCGTCCGGACCCTCTTCACCGAGTCCGGCGTATCCCCCACCAAGGACCAGACTGGCGCCTCCGACGTGGACCGCGAACTCCTGCGTCGCACCCGGGACACCGTCATCGAATACGCCGGTCCACTCGCTGGCCATCGCGCCGGCCTGTACGGCACGATCCTCGTAACCCGCTCTGTCGTCCCGCTCGCTGCCGTCCCCGGCGACTGCGCCCGTCTCCAGACCTACCTCCATAACCTCCTGGACCAGAACGACGACCAGTACTGGCGCCTCATCTACTGGCTCGCGCTACGTCGGCAGTCCGTCCTGACTGGCGTCTGGCGATCATCGCAGGCGCTCGCCCTCGTCGGCCCCGCCGCGTGCGGCAAGTCCTTCGTGCAGTCTGCCGTTATCACACGCCTCCTCGGCGGCCGCATAGCAAAGCCATACCGCTACATGAGTGGCGCCACCGACTTCAACGGCGACCTCTTCACTTCCGAACACCTCTGCATCGAAGACGAGGCGCCCGGCCGCGATATCCATTCCCGGCGCACTCTCGGGTCCAACATTAAATCCATGCTGTTCGCCCAGAACCAGTCCTGCCACCCCAAGAACCGCCAAGCCATCACACTCCGCCCCATCTGGGCCATGTCCATCTCCCTCAACGACGAGCCTGAGAACCTCCAGGTCCTCCCGCCTCTCGACCCGTCCCTCATGGACAAACTCATCATCCTCCGATGCGTCCGTCAGACCCTCCCCTGGAACGGCGACGAAATCACCATCCTCAAGGACATCCTCGACACCGAACTCTCCCAGTTCGCCCACTACCTCGACGGCATCACCGTCCCAGACCATCTCGTCGAACCCCGCTGCGGCCTCAAGGCCTACCAGCACCCGGCTATCCTCGAGGAACTCATGCAGCTGTCACCAGAGCACCAACTCATCGGCCTCATCGACACCGTGATCTTCGAGAACGAATTCCTCACCTGGAGAGGTACGGCCGCCGACCTCGAGACCTCCCTGCGCGATTCTAAGTACGCCCGGGAAGCCGACCGCCTTTTCCGCTTCAACACTGCCTGCGGAGTCTACCTCGCACGGCTCCATGAGCAGGATCCGGAGCGGTTCAAGAAGACCAAATCGAAAAACAAGATCCGCTGGGCGATCACTCCGCCTCAGACTCTTGGGCTTGACAGCCAGACCATAGGGTAGGATGGTCTCGCCGTGAGTAAATACTTCAAAACACAACTCCTCCGGCTTCGCCCGGGCCAAGTCATCCACCGCATCGCGAATACCCCTGAAATATGGGATCAGGTCGTTGCGCTTGCGAAACTCATGCCGCACCTAGAGGTCACCGGCAGTTACATCGCCAGGAAACAAAACCTGACCGACGTGAAGCTCTGCGTCTCCAACCGCGTTCGCGACATCGTCATTCCTCCTCCCGGACGGTACACGCTCCACGACATTTGGAATATTCAGACCGAACCACGTCCCACATTCGCTTCGTTCGCGTCATCCTTTGGTATGTACGCACGTTTTAACCCGCATCTGGTCACGAAGGCGAAATCGGGCGGATACACTACGTGGATTGTACCCCCTAACCCGCGTTTGCCCGCTGATTTGCAGGGATCTCAGGAAGAAAAGTAGCACCCAGGTTAAGCGTGTTTAAAAAAACGCTAGACTCCTTACCCCCGTTTATCCCCTCATTCTCAGCGTGTTTCAACCGAAAGGTAGGAACCGAGGTCGAGGGTGAGGGGGTACCCTCAGGTTCTTGGATCCGGCGGCTGGAGATTGGCGACGGACTGAGATCCGAATTCTAAGCTGCGGATTGAGCGGAACCATTAACTTCTGTGTTACCCCCTAACTCCCCACCCACCATCCTACTTTCAATCCTAGAAGTGCTAAGAGTGAGGGGTAAAACGGGGTTAAGGGATGCATGAATACCCCCATTAGACCCCCATATGGCAGCTAACCCACCATCCTACCCTGTAAAGCGCTCTATGTCGGTTTGGAAAGTGTCCTAGGTATTGGGGAGGGGGTCCCGATAGCGATCCGGTGCCGGGGCGGTCCCTACCAGGGGCAGGGGGTGGGGACGGTCTGGGCCGCAAAGGAATCCCTTTGGAGTCCCGGCGCTGTCCAGGCT